AGGCTTATACGAAATTTTAACAACATCTTGGCATGCTCAATTAGCAATTAATCTAGCAATGATGGGTTCATTAAGTATTATTGTGGCACACCACATGTACGCATCTCTTCTCACATTAGTGAGTTTCTATTGTCCCTGAAGAAGGGAGTGGCTAGAGTGCGCGTTGGGAAGCGGCATTCATAGACCTGGGCAGTTTTGGAAAGGACAGTCAACACAGGTGACGACGGCGGGGTTACTGGTCTACCCCTGTTGTGGCGGTACAACATACTCTGAGGAGTTGATAACACACGCTCTACGTGCGGCGAATACTGCAAGAAAAAACAGAAAATAAATCTTTTTGACGAAACTGCGAACTATGAAGCTAGCCTCTTTTTTTCCTCCCAAGGAATCGTTCAATAGGAACAAGCTCTACGTTTCCCCTTCGTCCAAGAAGAAACGTCTCACGTTAACAATCCCTCATCAAGTGTCGACGACCATTGCGGGCAAAGAACGCAATGGATCGTCGGACATCTCGTACAATCTTGAATTCCCAGTTGAGCTCACGATAGGAGAAGGCCTTTCCACCGAGTCGCCCCACCTCATCGCTGTTCAATCTACCGATTTCATACACCACCAGATCCAACAGCTAAAGCCTCGGACCTCATACGCCGTTGAGCACGTCTCAACAGGTAAGTTCGACTACCGAGCTTTCATGTTCGTGTTGGGTCAAGCGTTCATGGGCGGGTCGGCCGGTGTCCGCCTCACCTACGCTAACAACATTGCCGGCTACCGTACCCTTTCGACAGGATGGACTGTGCCTAGTGTCGGCGAAGCGACTTTCGGACCAAACATTGCCCACACTCCGAACGAGTTCATAACTCTTCTCGGGCTTGCGGGCCACGCCGGGATCACCAACGTCACTTTTATGACCGACACCGTCCCCGCTTCTGAAGGGCGTTACCTGACAGGCACCCCACTAGCTGTCCTTGCTTTCCGCATCGCCTTGAACGTCTTACAGGCGGCATCCGATTGTATGAGCTACGGAGCACACCGCCTTGCTTTTGAAGCTGGGAAACTTTCGGTCGCGACTCTCCATGCCCACACAGACGAGGGGGGTTGGGTCCGGAAACTCCTTACGCGCCCTACTTACCCTAGATGCTGTGGTATCATCAGCGGCACCGGCCGGTCATTCCTCGGCTTTCCATTGCAGGAAAGTATCGACTATGACGAGACGTTACGCTTAAGCGTTGCCGGGCTTCTTGAAGTCATCGGTCTTCTCCCGGTGGCAGACATCCAAATCAACGGACGTCTGTCAGTCTACGACAAAGATCCCGAGGGCGATGGACGTCCAGGAGATTTTGGGAGTTTCCTCAACGACATCGGCGTCGTTTTTGAGAAGTGGCGTGATCTTGTGTGCGAACTCGACTCGTTGCACCACGACGGTGTAAGGGACATAGGTGCCTACTCCTCCTTTCATGCTGCGAATTCTCTTAATCGCCACTTCAAGTACGATAACATCGTTCCGTTCTACTTCGTCGAGTTCTCACCGCTCTTAACAGCTGCCTATGATGGGGTATTCGTTCCCGCCAACCATAATTCACAGACAGTCTTACCTCTCTTTGCAGCTATGAACGTCGCACATGACTCCCCCGTCCTCGGTTCCATGGGGCGTTGCGTCCGTGGTTCTTCGTCGTGGATAGTCAGATCACCCACCTCTTTCAGAGAGGAAGGAGCTAGCTACATATTCTCCTCTTCGTACTGTGACAAGGACGGATTGCACCAGCTGAGCAACGTTGATGATCTGGAGGGCGGATATAACGCCCGTGACCTTGCCTACGTCGATAACGGCGCAACAAGCGTCGCTGGGATGCGTTGGCTGACTCCTCACAACCCAATGCCGCACCCGCTCGAAGGATTGAGCTCACATGAGACGACGTTCAAATGGGACAACATCACTGGATTTGAGGACCCGACGCCTACCGATATCATGAGTGGGAGAGTGATCTCGGTCTTCGGCTTCTTCAAACTCACCGTCAAAAAGGAAGATCGAGCGGCGGCAACTCATAGGACGATTCCTAAATATTTACGCAAGTACATCAAATTGGGAAATAAGAATTATGAGTCGTTCGTACAAAAAAAGATCTTCTCTGTCAAAGGTCCTGTTACGCCCAGCAGCGCCTACCAAGTGACACCTCGCGAGGCAAGCGAACCTTCTGAACCAATCAGACCACACACCGACGTACCTTTCACACCATCCGACCCTGCCCCTGCAATGGTGAAGGCGTTCCCTGCTGAAGCCGGAGTCTCAGTGAAGACCCCTTCGGTGAAAACCCCGAATCTAGATGATGAGTTATCAAGACGTACGGAGCCAGATACCGCTAAGCGTGAGATCTAGGCTGAACGGGTCATGCAAGAGCGTGAAAGAGGCATACGTGTGTGAAAAGATTGGTTATGAGGCGGGGGGGGCTAGGGCAGCCCTCATCGTCGTCAACGAGTGCTACGTCATCCCCATTCAGGTCAGTGTGGACGTCGCACTCGAAGATATTATATGGTATATGACAGAGAAGTACAAGGATGAGTTTAGTAGTAACTACATAGGAGAAAAAATTAAAAAAGAAAATAAAAAACATAAAAGAAAAAACGAAATAAAAAGTGTATATTATACGTCGGGAAACTACTCCGAGAAATTTAGGAAGCTGACGATGCGATACGCCGAACGTTTGGGGAACTACGACCGTCTCGGGGTAGGCAAATCTCGGGAGGACAACGCGTTCGTTGCCAACTCAGCAGGGTGCTGGTGGAGTGGTGCGGGAAAGGACACTGAAGTATTTCCGCTGAAGATGGACAATAAGGTGTTCAAGGTAAACTTCCGGTTCGATGATGTGTGGTGCGACGTGCGTGCTAACTACCCGGAGGTCGCTTATATAGTCGCTAAGGACCCCGTGGTGCTGCGCGGCTTTTACAATGACGAGGCGGTCGCTTGGCTGATGTGGTTGTGTGGTGCTTTCAATAGTATGGGTCCTGCAGCTCTAGCCATCTGTCGATTGTTCGGCCACAATCACGTCGGACTTAAGCGGATGAATACTCTCTTGAAATCAATTGGTGCGCAGCGTTTTGAGTGGGGTAGCATGATGTGTGAGTTGACGACTTTGATGGGCCGTCTCCCGGGCGGGCTGGACCCCTACGCCGATATTGTTACGAGGGTCGATGAAGCCGAGTTCCAACGGGAGAAGGCTGCTAACTGTGATAAAGAGTTGTTGGCGCAGTGTATATCTGAGGTTATAGATGCAGAAATGGCCACTAAACCTGTGTGGCCTACGAGAGAAGATTACTGGTCACGCCGCTGGCTCTATACTAAATCAGGGTCCCATAGCAGGTATGCGGAGAAATCATGGTTTGGTTCCCGCCTCGACTTGCCAGATCGCCCGACTAGGAGGGAATTGGCTGAAGTGGCGACAGAGAATCTCGTCGCGCTAGGAGAGCCGCGTGTTGACGCTGGTTACAGCGAGAAACAGGAACACGGAAAGGTGAGAGCGATCTACAGCTGTGATACCCGGTCGTATTACACTTTCGATATGCTCCTTAGGCCTGTCGAGGCATCTTGGCGAAACCACCGCGTATTACTCGACCCCGGCCGTAGGCTACAATCGGAACTCTACCCGTCGCTGGCGGCACACAGCGGTATAAGGTATATGTTGGACTTCGACGACTTTAACAGTCAGCATACCCTGTGGGCCATGGCGGAGGTGATCCGTCAGTCGTGTAAAGATGCCCCGGAAGACGTCCGTGATTGGGCGATCAGGTCATGGGACAACATGTGGGTGCACTGGAGCGACGGGAAGGAGATGCGTGAAGAGCATATGGTGGGGACGTTGCCCAGCGGGCATAGGGCAACGACTTTCGTTAACACCATCCTCAACGCCGCGTACTGCAAATACGCGTCGAGGACGCGGGGGAGGAAAATCGATAGTTATCACTGCGGTGATGACGTCATCGTTTTCGGGGCTGAAGACGCAGTCTCAGAATTCGTAGGCGATGTGACAGCATCGCCTTTTAGGGTGAACGCCTCTAAGCAGAGCGTAGGTTATTCAGTGGGTGAGTTTCTACGTGTGGCGTTCACCAAGGAGAAAGCTTGTGGTTATGCAGCTCGAGGAGTGAGTTCAATGGTAAGCGGAAACTGGGTAACAGATAACCGCCTTGACAAGAAATCGTACGTTGAAACGTTACTCCGCGGTATGTGGACCATCAATTCCCGTTTCGCCACACGGGGGTTGGGAGTCGTCGCAGAGACGAGTCTTAAGCGTAGGGTGCCCGAGCTAGCTATGCTGGCCCGGAGGCTCGTACTACACGAGATAAGTTTTGAGGGTAGCCCAGTCGCAATTACGGACGGTAAGTCAGTGGTTGTAGTGAGAGCCACGGGTGGGCAAGCGAAGGTAATATACAAGGGGTGTGGGGGGACCAAGGCTACGGATGATTTCATGCGTAATCACATTGACTATGCCATGTTGGCCGCTACAGATTATACGCCGGGGATGCTCCGTCGGCTAATGCTTAGGGCAAGCGAGAAACCTCGGGACGTCGGAAAGGAGACTCAGATGTCGTATTACATTGAGCGGTCGAACGAGTGGTATCAGACACCTCTAGCTCACGTGGTTAACATCACGTCTCGCGGGTCGGTGGGGTCGGTCGAAGCCATGAATATCCTTCAGGCAATGCTAACAAAGGTGGAGTGGTACAAGTTGGTCGGCCAGGTACGGAACGTGATCAGCTCAGGTTTTCCGAGCCTAGGCATCTCGCCTTGGCCTGTCGTAACCAGTTACTCTATCCCCTTTAGCGACTGCATGACACTCCGGAAGCGACTGACAGCGACCACTGGTTTAGTAACTCCTTTTGAGGTTAAGGTGTAACTTAAAAAGAAGTGTGGGTGGCTCCCAGCACAAAGTTGTAGAAACCTCGGGACGTCGGAAAGGAGACTCAGATGTCGTATTACATTGAGCGGTCGAACGAGTGGTATCAGACACCTCTAGCTCACGTGGTTAACATCACGTCTCGCG